TTTCAACATAGAGTATCTTTAAATCTGTAATTTGAGGATTAATTCCTGCAACTGTATATTGTTTTAATTTATTTTTAATCTGTTGTTTATTAAAATCAGAAACAAAAGTTCCATTCTTTGGTTTGATACTAATAATCACTGTTCCATACTGTGGTGGTGATAATTCTTCCCCACCCACAACAGACACTGACTCAGTTTCTGGATATATTATTGATTTTATAATTGCCTCATAGTCTCTTGGCGTTACCGCTCTATATTGAGAAGAGTATAGTCTAGGAGCAAAATTACGAACCGAATCAATAGACTCTATCTCAGACCCATTTTGAGACGACTGAACAGTTGCAATTGATACAGCAGGACCATTAATAAGTTCAACTGCATCATTCTCATTTTTAAAAGTCCCTGCAAATGCAAAGGAACTTGCACCATTACCATCTTTCCCATCTGTTACAATATAGGTAACCGTGATGATTGCACCATTTTCAAGTTTTTTTCCAAATCTACCATCACCAAATAATAGTTCATACTTTTCATCTTTAACTTCTTGAATTAGGAAAATTTTTGAAGTTGAATCAATATCAAAAATATTATCAACAAGAGTATAAGTTTGCCCAAGTCCAGTATCACTTGTTCCTTTTACATAAACACGAATTGTAGATGTATCAATAAAAGAATTATCAAGTATAAATTTTTGATCTAAAGAACCATCGACTGTAAATTTTTTAGTTAGAAAAATTCCTTGCTTAACTGTAAGATTATTAAATGTTGCTATACCATTTACAACAGATGCTGTTGTATTTTCTGGAATTGAAAAGACATAAGATGTTCCACTTGCAGATCCAGTGCAGACAAGACCAGATTGTAACGTTAATGTTGATGTAGAACTTGTTGGTTGTGCAGTGAATGAAACTGCAGCACTCGCCGCTGTTCTAGATCTAGGAACATAACCAATATTACGTGCTAATGAAACAACGTTTTCTCTAACTGTTGCAGAATCCAAAAAGGATTCATTCACAACCATGTTAGAGTTAAATGCGGTGATATATGTATTATACGCTAAAGTATCAATTAAGATAGAAAAATTAGATCCTTCAAAATCAAAGTCAGTAAAATTTGAATTTGCACGCAAATATCTTGCCCAATAATATTAAAAGTAACTGTAATTTCAAACTCATTTAGATCTGGTTTTGGATCTACTTGAACAATCGTATTATTTACCCTAGGTTCATAATTAGAAATCACTTCATAAATTTGATCTTCAATGGCAGATGCAGTTCCATAATCAAAAAAATCAAACAAACTACTTCTTACATTTGAACCAAGTGTTGAATTAAAAAATCGTTCAGTTGGAATGGTTTCAACTAAATTGCGAATAGAACGAATGATTGCTCTTTCATTAGTTAAAATTGCCAAATCTTTTGTCACCGGATGTGGATCAAAAGATAAACTAATATCTTTAAAAGATCTAGATATCCGAGTAACTGCCATTGTTAAATAAATTTCTTTACTTATTTATGACAATTTCCAGGAAGATCCATACGTTGGTTCTGTCCCATAATCCCAATCGTTATAATCTTCATCATTTCTAATCTTCTCATGCAATTCAAGTTGTTTTTTGAAGTCATGTCTTGGTGCAACATCATGCATAACTTCTTGAATTACTCGTTTTTGTGGTGTTGAAGTATAATCAGTAATTAATTGAGTGGTTCCCCACATTTCATACATGTAATTTTTGTCTCTATCGACAGGTAAATTAGACATTTTAGCTCCTGTTTTAAGTAATAAAACAGAACTTTTATAAAGGAGGTTGCTATCTCCTTATGTCTATTTAACGTTCAACTTCTCTCAATGAATATGAGTCTGAATCAAGGTATTTTAAAATTTCAAGAGCAATCAATCTAGGATTTCCTTCACCACATGTGTAAACATCAACCGCTAGACACCCATTTTCTGGCCAAGTATGACAAGAAACGTGACTTTCTGCCAGTGCAATGACCACTGTACACCCCTGAGGAATAAAACAATGGGAAAAAGTGTTTAAAATCGTCATCTTTGCACGATTTATACCTTTGATCATGGCATTTTGAACTCTAAGAGCAGGTGTTTACCCATTGAGTACTGTTTCAATTCAATTATTGTAAAAATTTATTTATTTGACCCAAAAACCCTTACGTTCGTAACTGGAGTCTTCAATAAATCGATATCCTTCACGATTTTCGTCATTTCTACCCTCCCAGACTGGTATTGCAACAGTGTTTCCATATCTAAAATTTGGATTTCTACGAAATTGTACCTCTATCAGGTGTCCATCAATGAATTCACAATTTATCCATTCATAATTTTTGTTCAAATTCTTCAAAATATTAGGGAAATCGACTTTTCTATCTACTTTTTCCCATTTAGACCACTGATGAATAGAGTCAATTTCTGTTTTTGTGCCCAAAATCACTAAATCTTGTTGTTGGTTGTGATAATCAACACTTAAATGTTCTCCTTCAAAGATTTCACACCAAAACTCTGATGGGTGTATGTTATCTGTTTCTTTTTCTATCCATTCTTTACGAGCAAAAAGGCTCATTCCAAATAAATTAAACGATGGTCGAACAATATAAAAGTCGGGTTTTGGAACTGTGGTTCCCGCTGGACCACAAGTATAACCTAAAACCCGACTTAAAAAGAGTTTATTGTAAATCCAGAGGTCTGATGGATGTATTTGATTCCATTCATCATCACACTCTAGGTAATACATTATCCTTTACCTTGACCCCTATACTTTTTACGTGCTCCATTGCGAGAAGACGCAGCATATTTAGTTCCACCACCTTGTCCTTGACGAGACTTTTTCGGAGGACCCGCAATATAAGAACTATTCTTACTCAATCCACCTTTTGCTTTTGTAGCCATACATTATTCTCCACTAAAATTTCAGTTTCAAGATCTTCAGGTTTTGGAGAACCTGTCTGATAATACTCAATTGACAGATCCTCCATTGCATTGAAATATTCTTCTTCTGTAAGACTTGTGTAAATTCTACGTCCCTTACAAAGAATATTATAGCGTTCGTTAGACATCAAATAATCCTTGTTTTTTCGTGCCCTACGCGAATGCGAGGATCACACCAAATCTCAAATCCTGCTTCCTTTGCATCCAAACAGAATGATACGTCTTCTCCACACATATCTTGTACATCACCAGACTCAAAGACTTGCATCTTTGGTGCAAACCATGGATACTTCATCTCAGAATGCTCGAAGACTCCATTTTTAATCAACAACCATCCAAATCCAGTGTAGTCAACAGTAAATGGTTTACGACGCTTTGAGATACTCTCAACGGTTTCATGATTCATGACACCGCCATTATTGCGGAAATCATCTTCTTCTAACCAGTGAGCAACAGAGGTCGTGTGCCCGTCTTCAGTTGCATACCAACCAGCAGCGATGTCTTTATCCATCAAAACTAATTGCCAGAAATTGTTTGAATTGAATACAATATCAGAATCAATCCAAAGTTGCCAATCATAATTCAGTTTGCCGTCCCAAGGAATCTGATCAGGTCCACGCAGTACATTCGCTCCTAAACATTTGCAACGAGCAAAGTTTACCATTGAGGAATAGTCCTGCGAGATCTGGATACTTGCTCCTGATTGTACAAGATCAAAACAGAGTTGTACAAAGTTCTTTAGATATGTGTAAGAAACTCCTCTGCCAGGAAGACAAAAGACAATAGACTTGCCTTTTACCATCTCTCTTGCTAGGTTATAATCGCATTCTTGTTGCTGCGAAACAGTTGGTGCTTTTGCTTTTACGGTAAATCCTTTAGCCATAATAGAAAGTAGTTACTTCAGTATCATACAATATTATCTATGCTTTGTCAATCTGCCTCTGTCAGAATAACTTCACCGCCTTCGATGGAAAATTTAATCTTTGTGTCCTCATACCATTCTAATTCATTCATAATCTGCTCAGGAATCTGAATGAAATACTGCCCGCTAATTGGATCGACTTGTACGGACTCAAAAATATCTCCGGAATTTTTTCTCATTATTGTGAATATAAAGGTTTATTTTGTTTTTATATAGCGGGGAATTTTTTTATTTTGTTTGGGTCTTATATTCGATTTCCTTTGAGTCTTATATTTAACTAGCGAAAGCAAGACTTTATAGCTTATGGGGACCCATTGATTTTATATCGCATACCCCCGACCCGCCCATCAGGATCGCTTAACTGTCAAACACGAACGCATAAGGTATTCTCATCAGTCACGATTAGGGCGGCAGAGTATAAAGAACTGCCGCCCACGAAAGACTAACTTAGTCGCGCAATCCTAAGTGCTTCGCTACAGTGTACGCCATAAGTGTGACATCCACGCCATAATCGAACTCCTCAGATTCTGACGGGAAAAATGTTACATACCATCCGCCGGTTCCTGTTATAGTTGGAACTGTACCCTCTAATTGACACTTAACCGCATAATTGTAGGCGATCGTTCTAATGTAAGACGCCATACTTTCGGCGTTAGTGTGACCGTTGCGGTTGATTTGCATCAGAACTTTAACAGTATCCTCCAAACCAGAGTATTCCCAATTGATGCGAATTTGGTTGGTGAGAGTAGCAGTCATGATCAAAAGTGCAGTGGTGAAAGTGTAAAGAATGGGGGCGGATCTTGCCGCCCCTAATTATAGTTCAATCCTCCCAGATCATACCCCAGAAGGAACCCTTACCGTAGGTCGATTCGCACCATGCTTCTGCACTTTCAGTGAGCAGATCCTCCCATTCTGACTGATCACAATCCATCCATTCTGCAGGCACGGTCAATTCTACAGTGGCGACACCGTTAGGAATCCAGTGCCGAGCATCGGTAGGTAGGAAGTAGGAAATGCAAACCTCAGCGGTGGTGGTGGCGGTCATGAGTCAGTGGCGTTTGACTCCCCAGTTTGTATAAAGAATAAGACAGGGATGAATGTAAAGAATAAACCACACCACTGACAATAAATTACATTCAACCCTGAGTTATTCTTTATACTCAGTGGTAAGTATAAAGAATTAAAAACTACTTTTTCTTCTTTCTAGTATTCGCTGCCTTCTTTGCCCCATTAGTTTTTGCTTGAGACTTTACATTCTTGAATCTTTTATCAGGACGGGATTTGCCATCCTTGTGAATCCATCTACCAAACATTGTTCTTCCTCAGATAAACTTAGCAGGTGAACCACAAGACTTATAGAATGCAATCATTCTTTCTGCCTCTTCTTTAGTGGTGAAAGATTGTGTTCTCCATTCACAATCATTGTATGGTGATTGATAAGTAATTGTGAACCCGATTGAATTGATTTGTTGTTGATTGTTGTACATGAATCTAGATGTGTTAGGTGTGTGTATCTCGTCGAGATGTATGTATGTGTGTCTCGACGAGATAATGTGTGCGCTCTCGACTAGATTATTCTTTTCGAGATCTAATCTTTGCTTTTCTCATTTCACGAATGAGTGAAAGATAATTTTGTCGTGCAGTTTTTTCTAATTCTGCACATTCATCAGTACGATGAAGATGCCACTCAGCAAAAGCAGTTTGCCACTCAGAATGTAAAGATTTAATCATCAGTAGTGGTGGTGTGACATAACATTGTTGGGGTCATTGTACCAATCAGAATCCTCATAAGATTCAGTCATTCGAATCATCAACTCATCAGTAAGTTCAACGACTCCGGTTGTAACTAACTGTAGGATTTCTTCAGCGGTGAGGAATGTTTGCATGGTTCTGTAGTGTGGTTAAGAGGGGGGAATGTTACCCCCCGTGAATGTTACTTTTGAATGCAGTATCCGTACTCATCAATCGGGAAATCTTCATGATTCCAGTGTTCCTGAAGATCCTCCCAATTCTCTTGAATGTATTCATGAAGATCAAGTGCCCGATCTTCTTCCAGTTGGCGGCAGTTGGTGATGGGGTAGTTCATTCAGTGGTGTGGTGTGAACTGAGAGAAGTCTACAGGGTCAGTGGCGCACCATCTCAGCAGCGGTGGACAGTGCATCCGCTGTCACAGTGCGGATCGGGCGAATCGGTTCCCAGAGAATCCAGAGCAGTAGGGTTGCGATCATCAGGCGGAGCATGGTAGGATTGGCAGTTGCTTTGCTGAGTGCTTTCACTTGAGACCACAGGCAGATGGACGGGTGATGCAGATGCGATCGGCGGCGGATTCTGTGCTAGTATTGACGGTTGCCAATGCCATTTGAGCAACGCCACACGCGAACAGGCAGAACAGGAGAGGGAATGCTTTCATGGTAGGATGGGGGGTTGGTGCCCCCGTATTGTATCACCCGAACAGGGCAGCGGCAAGACGATCACGCTTGCGGATCTTATCGGGAAAAATGCTCCACTGATCACGCTTGCCATCAGGGCGCAGTGTGGCGGTGAGAATGCCCTCCCGCTCCATCTCCACCATAATG